CGCAGGTAAACTTTGGTACAACGGCTCAGACGGCACTTTTAACATGGGCATGGGTGGTGGAAACATTACCCAACAAGTAGGCGAAGAACTATTCCGTTATGGCAAAGCAAGTGCCGCTATTACCGATTCCCCATTACAACTGGTATACAAAACTGGCGTAGTCGGTGCAAGCGGAGTTATTACTTTTGCCCCTGCTGTAGCTGGTATTACTGACAGTCATAACATCATTGGATGTGCTACAGAAAACATTGCATTAAACGGCTTTGGTCGTGTTACCACTTATGGTGTTGTTAATAACATTACAACCAACGGAACAGCTTATGGTGAAACATGGGCTGATAACGATGATATTTATTACAACCCAGTAACAGGTGGTTTAACTAAAAACTTACCATCTGCACCAAATTTAAAATGTCTTATAGGTACAGTTATTAACGCTGGTAGCGGTGGTTCAGGTAAATTTATTGTTAAATTGGGCGTTGCAACATATTTAAGTGGTTTATCTGATGCAACAATTACTTCCCCTACTGGCGGTCAATTATTAACCTATAACCAAACTGGTGGTTTTTGGAAAAACACTAGCCTGTCAGCAGGAACAGGTATAAGCGTAACCCCTACAACGGCTGGTGCATTAACCGTAACCAATGCCGCACCTGACCAAACTGTTGTATTGACTGCTGGCACAGGAATATCTACTAGCGGCACATACCCTAATTTTACTATTACCAATACAAGCCCATCTAGCGGTGGCACAGTAACAAGCATAACTGCTGGCACAGGCTTGTCAGGCGGCACAATTACCAGTTCAGGCACTATTGCTCTTGCAAATACAGCAGTTACAGCAGCTTCTTACACAAACGCAAGCATTACAGTAGACGCACAAGGTCGATTGACGGCAGCTTCATCTGGCACAGCGCCAGTCACAAGCGTTACAGGCACAGCTCCAGTCGTTTCAAGTGGTGGCACAACACCAGCTATTTCTATGGCTGCTGCAACAGGCAGCGTAAATGGCTACTTGACATCTACCGATTGGACTACATTCAACAACAAAGGGTCAGGAAGTGTCACCAGCGTTGCTGCGCTGACTTTAGGCACAACTGGCACAGACTTATCATCTACTGTTGCAAACAGCACCACAACCCCTGTAATTACTTTAAATGTGCCAACAGCTTCAGCTTCTAATCGTGGCGCTTTGAGCGCAGCAGATTGGACTACATTTAATAGCAAAGCTGCGTCATTTACTTATACATCTACATATATTCCTTACGGCCAAGGAACTACAACCCCTAATCAAGCAAGCAATTTTACTTTTGATGGCACAACGCAAACTGCGCCTGTGCAAAGAGCAAGTAACGGCATAGTTACAAATAGTAAAACTGTGTCTGCAAGCTACACAATACCATCAACAGACAACGCTATGAGTGCAGGCCCTGTAACAGTAGCAAGCGGACAATCAGTAACAGTTTCTAGCGGAAGTCGCTGGGTAATTCTGTAATGTTTCAAACTGCTTTTCAAGTAAATGCGTTTCAAAATGATGCATTTCAAATTGTCATTACTCCTGTTGAGCCAACAAAGTTTGGTGGGGATGACGCACCATGGACAAGAGAAGAATTAAAGCGTTTAAAAGGCATACAAAAGAAACTGCGTCAAGCAGAAGAAAAACGCATTGCTGCATTAAAAGCTGACAAAGAATTACGCAAGCAAAATATTGCTGATTTAGTAAATCCAAAACCAGTTGCTAAAAAACAACAAACTAAAGTAGAATCCAATCAAGTAGTTAGCGTTGATATACCGTCAAACCTAGCAAATATTGACCGATACATCGCTAATCTTGAGCAACAACAACAAGACCTGCAAAACGCTGTATTGATTAGAGCTGCAAAACTCAGATTAGAGCAAGAGTTAGCAGTTTTAGACGCAAAGCGCAAAGCAGAATTAGACGATGAAGAGGCCTTATTAGCACTAATACTGTAAATCCACACGCTAAATACAAAGAAGCATACGAACACCTGCACGCAGGTCGTTTAGAAGCTGGTTTTAGACTGTTTGAATACCGATGGCACCCTGATGTCATGGCTAATCAGCTTCAAGGCTATGCAAAACCATTAAAAATGCCTGTTTGGCGAGGCGAAAGTCTAATTGGCAAGACAATTACTATTGTTGCAGAGCAAGGTTTTGGCGATATTGTGCAATATGCCCGTTTTTTACCTTTTTTAAAAGTTATGGGCGCTAAAAGCGTTGTTTTAATGCAACATGGCTCATTGCACAGACTGTTAGGGCAAATGGATTGCATTGACACATTCACTAATATGACAGAAGAAGGCGCAGGAGTAGAGTCTGACTATTGGTTAGGCATTATTTCATTGCCTTATTACATTAGCTTGGCGCCCGCTTATGCTAGAGCATTATTTCCTTTATCTACAAACAAAATCGTAGGCTCAGAAGGATATTTAGACGCTATTGCAAGCAATATCCCTAAAAAAATAGGCATTAATTGGTCTACATCTAAAGGGCTGCTGCATTATGTGCGCACTATTCGACCTGAAACTATGTTTGAAATTATAGGGGATGACGCTTACTCGTTTAATCCTGAGGAAGATAGATTTTGGGCGCCATTGCCAAACGATGGCTGGAAAACAGATTGGGCTAAGACTGCAAGTCATTTAAAAGCACTAAAAGGTTTAGTCACAGTAGACACAGGCATTGCTCATGTAGCAGGCGCTTTAGGAGTCAAAACAATCTGCATTATGCCTAGAAAAGAATTTAAATGCTGGCGTTGGAAGCATGGCACCTGGTATGACTCTGTAGTAACTGTAGAAGAAGATGAACTTCATAAAATACCTGACTTAATAAGGAGAATGTGATGATTTGCCCTAAATGTGGTTATAGCGAAGGCAACCATGTTGCAAAAAAACAACAAACAGAAGAAGAATTTTTTATTGAATGGTGGACACCTACTGTTGGCTTAGAAGAAGCAAAAAGGTCTTGGCTAGAAAAACAAGAAAATGTAAAGCGTGAAGCAGCAATGGTCATGTCAGACATTGAAGGTTATATCAGCCAAGTAGACGGCTCATGGATTAGCAGTCGCAGTCATCATAGAAGCCATCTTAAACAGCACAAAATGATTGAATTAGGCAACGATGTACCTATGAAACATAAACCAGCAGAATTAAGCAAAAAGTCTATGGAAGCAAGAAAGCGTCAAATTGCTGAATTAGCTTATGCAAAACTTTAACCTTGGAGAAACCATGTCAGAAGAACAGTTAGACCGCAGAGCATTACTTGAGCAAGCAATGGAAGAAGTAGAGGAAAAACATGAAGAACCCGTGGAAACAGAGGAGATTCGCAGCGAGGATAATGCCGAGGAGCCCTCTAAAGAAGAAATTAGCGACTCAGATAGTAAAGAGCCTGCCGAAAGTGTTTCGATTGATGAACCTACGGACTCGTATGAAGAATCGCAGGAGGCTGCTGAAGAAGTTAAGCCTGTAAGTCGCCCATCTACTTGGAAAAAAGAATATGTGCAAATATGGGACAAAATGGAAGCTGGCGAGCAAATTAGCAAAGAAGATTTCATAAAATTTGCTGAATACGCTAATCAGCGTGAGTCTGAATACAAGAAAGGTGTAAGCACTTATAAAGCTGAGGCTGACAGAGCTAGAGGCTATGAAGAGGCTATTGCGCCTTTTGTGTCTGAGCTACAGGCGCAAAATATTAGCCCTGCTGCATGGATTAATAATCTGGGTAGAGCGCACATGATTTTGACAAAAGCGCCTTACGAGCAGAAAGTGCAGATGTTTCATAGACTTGCACAAGATTATGGAATACAATTAGATGGTGAAGGTGTTGCGCCTATACAACAAGACGCATATACTCAACAACTGATGAACCAGTTAAATCAGGTTAATCAAGAAGTTTCATCTATTAAGAGCCGGTTCCAAATGGAAGAAAACCAGCGCTTAACAAATGAAATTGAGAAGTATAGAAGTGATAGGGAGAAATACCCGCACTTTGATGTGGTAAGGGAAGAAATGGCTCAATTACTTGAGTTAGGAAGAGCCCAAGACCTCGACACGGCCTACAAGAAAGCTGTGCGTATGAATGATGAAGTTTGGTCGTTAGAGCAAGATAGACTCTTGAAAGACGCTAAACAACAAGCACTCAAAGCGCAGCAAGTAGCGAAGGCTAAGGCAGCAGCAGTAAGTCCGAAATCCACTACTCCTAGTGGCCGAGTGATTGAACCTGGTGATAAAAAGGATAGGCGGTCTTTAATTGCTGAACAAATGGGTGAAGCATTGAGCCGCAGGGTTTAACTAAACATTTTTTAAAGGAAATATCATGGCATTCGCAAATAGCGCAATTACCGATATTATCGCCACAACTATTCAAAGTCGTAGCGGTGAATTGGCAGACAACTTAACACAAAACAACGCAATTCTTCAGCGCCTCAACCAAAAAGGGAATGTAAGACCCTTTAGTGGAGGAAATGTGATTTTGGAAGAAATCATGTATGACGACAGCGCCACCAACAACGCAAATTCCTATTCAGGATACGAGGTTTTAAACATCGCCCCGGATAGCCCAATTTCTGCGGCACAATACAAAATCGCTCAATACGCTGATAGCGTAACAATGAGTGGTTTAGAAATGTTGCAAAACTCAAGCAAAGAAGCAATCATTGACTTGTTAGATGGTCGTATGCAAGTTTCCGAAGCCCGCTTGTTAAACCGCATTTCTGGCGATTTGTATGGCGATGGCACCGGTAACGGAGGCAAGAATTTGGATGGACTAGGCGCTGCTGTGTCTGCAACTCCAACTTCTGGCACTTATGGCGGTATCAACCGTGCTACATGGACTTTTTGGCGCAATCAAATCACTACAGGGGCTACCTCTGTAAACATTTTGTCAAAAATGACTGATGCTGCTATCAAACAGATTCGTGGCACAGACAAAGCTGACTTAATTGTTGCTGGTAACACAATGTATTCCTACTATGTAGGCGCATTGCAAGCCATTCAGCGTATTGCTGCTGAAGAATCAGGCGCAGCAGGTTTTGCTTCTTTGAAATTCTACGGTGGTGGTACCTCAGCCGATGTAGTATTAGGTGGTGGTTATGGTAGTCAAGAAACAGCTACATATATGTATATGCTGAACACTAACTACATTTTCCTGCGCCCACACAAAGAGCGTAACTTTGTTCCTATTGGTGGTGAGCGTCAGTCTATTAACCAAGACGCCATTGTGAAACTGTATGGTTGGGCAGGTAACTTGACAACTTCAAACAGCTTCCTACAAGGCTTATTGACAACCTAATCCATAGAATATAAAGGAAAATTATCATGGCATATACAACCCTACCCATCGCAGGTGTAGACCTCGTAGACATCCAAACCGTTGCTGAACAAGCATTAAACGGTGGCACAGTACCTAACTTTGGCCCTTTGGGCGCAGAAACTTTTGCTTCTGATGGTAAGCGTTATGTATGGGCAGTTGCAGGTGAAGCTATTACAGCTAACACAGCTACTTGCTCTATCAACGCATCTACTTTCGTTGCTACTGCTTCTGCTGGTACTTACTTAGCTCCAACAACCACAATGGCTTCAGGCGATTATGGTTGGTTCAGCAAGGCTTCAGTCTAAAAAATTGAAGATGTAGTAAAACTAGGGCTATCTCATAAGGGTAGCCCTTTTTCTTTTTTTAACCCGTAACAACCTAACCACTTAGGAGATTTACATGGCTATTGATAGCGATACACAAGGTGCAGATGCACGACTAGCAGTCCAATTCTATAAAAAAAGCGTTGCGCAAGAAGATGCTTCAAACGAAGCTGGTAGACCAATTTTTAAAGAATTTGATTTTGTAAGGATTATGATACCTGGCGATAATTTGACAGAAATTGACACATACGCACAAGAGTCCCATAAACAGCGTTTTCCTCGTCAATGGTCGCATTATCAAAACCAAGTTTCTAGCCATCAAGACATTGTTGGCACACCTTTAGAGCAATGGCCTCAAGTTACTCGTAGCCAAGCTGAAGAATTGCGTGGCCTAAAGTTTCACACAGTAGAGTCTATTGCAGACTGTTCTGACCAGCAATTACAGCGTATTGGCATGGTTGCAGGCATGAGCCCGCATAATTTTCGCTTAAAAGCTAAAGCATTTTTGAATTTGGCCAACACTTCTGCTGAAATATCGCAAAGAGAAGCAGAATTACAGTCATTAAAAGAAGAAAATGCTAAAATAAAGGCAGAAACAGATGCGAAGCTGGCTCAAATGCAAGAGCAAATGTCAGCGCTACTTGCTGCTGTTGCGGAAAAAACTCCCAAAACACGCAAAACGAAAGTAGTCGAGGCTTAATATGTCCCAAACGATGTTGCAACTTGTCCAGCAAACCGCAGCCGAGCTAAACTTGGCTGTGCCTACCTATGTAGCAGGTAACACTAATCAAGATGTGCAGCAAATTCTTGCATTGATGAATGGTGTAGGCTATGACTTCTTAAAAGAGCATGATTGGCAAGCTCTACAAGTGCAATATCGTTTTTATACAAAGTCATTAACCGCCAATGCCACAACTGTCAATGGTTCGTATAACTTGACTTTTGAGGCAGGCACAGATTTAACTGATGTCAATAGTCAATGGCAATTAACAGGCTATAACATTCCTCAAGACACTTATGTAGTTTCTGCTAATAACACGACTAAAGTAGTCGTTATGAGCCAAATGGCTACTGGCGATGGAGTGCAATCAGTAGTATGCGCACAAACAGCTTACGACTTGCCTGCTGATTTTGAAACTATTACAAATCGCACCCAATGGGATAAATCCAAGCATTGGGAAATGTTAGGGCCAGAAGATGCGCAACAATGGCAATGGCTGAAATCAGGTTATATTTCTACAGGCCCTAGAGTGCGTTGGCGTATTCTTGACAACCAGTTTCAAATATGGCCAGTAATGAATACCAACGAGTATTTAGGTTGGGAATATCGCAGTAAAGGTTGGGCAAGAAGCGCTGCTGGTGCTATTAAAAACAGCTTTACAGTAGACAGCGACACAACTGTTTATGACGATAGACTTGTTGTTTTAGGCACAAAATTAAAGTATTTTCAAGTGAAAAACTTTGACACTACTGCGCTGCAACAAGATTATTTCCGTTATTTAAATGTTGTTAAAGCAAACGACAAAGGTGCGCCTAATCTTAGCTTTGCACCATATCCAAGCAAGGTGCTTATTGGCTACGCTAATATCCCTGATACTGGTTATGGAAGTTAATTATGGCAACACCTCAAGCTCGTAGGGCTCAAACAACATCTTTAGCTTCACCTATTGGGGGCTGGAACGCAAGGGATTCATTAGCTAATATGCAGCCATTAGACGCTGTGCAGCTAGTTAATTTCTTTCCTACACCTACTGATGTTACTCTTAGAAAAGGGTATACAAAGTCATCTACAGGAATTACTGGAAAAGTTAATTCTTTAATGAATTATCCAGAAACAGGAACCTACAAGTTATTTGCTGCTGCTGGAACTAAAATTTATAACGCTCAACCTAGCACAGCAGTCGAGTATTTTACAGGCTTATCAAACGACAAATTTCAATCTGTAAACATAACCAATCAAGCAGGTCATTTTTTAATTGCTTGTAATGGCTCAGACCCTACTTTAATTTATGACGGCAGCGCATGGTTTAAAGTTGCAACAACTACTACTGCACAAACAATTAGTAGTATTACTAGAGGTGGCACAGGAAATTTAACAGCTACTTTGACTACTGCTGCGCCTCATGGATTAATTTCAAAAAACAGAGTTACTATTTCAGGCGCTACACCGGCTGAGTTTAATGGCACTTATGTCATCACAGTTACAGGCGCAAACACATTTACTTACACAATGGCAACAGCGCCAAGCGGTAATGCAACAGTAGTAGGAACTTATACCACTATAGGTATAACAGGCGTAGACTCAAGCACATTTATTAATGTAAATTTGTTTAAAAATAGACTGTATTTCACGCAAAAAGACACTATGACTTGCTGGTATTTGCCAGTAGATTCTATTGGTGGTGTTGCTTCACCCCTTTATTTTGGCGGTATTGCAAGAAATGCAGGTTATTTGCAAGCAATGGGCACTTGGACATTAGATGCAGGTCAAGGCGCAGATGATTACGCAGTATTTATTACTAGCATGGGTGAAGCCATTGTATATAACGGCACAGACCCTAATAATGCTGACACATGGGTATTAAAAGGTGTTTGGCAACTAGGTCAAACATTTAGTAGGCGCTGTTTTTTCAAATGGTCAGGCGATTTATTGCTATTAACTCAAGATGGACTTGTGCCTTTAGCGTCTGCATTGCAGTCTAGCCGACTTGACCCTCGTATTAATCTGACAGACAAGATTTTCTACGCTGTTTCTCAAGCTGCAACCAATTACTACGCATTAGATGGCTGGCAAATTAACTATTATGCGTCAGAAAATATGTTAATTTTGAATATTCCTGTTGGCTCAGGCATGGAACAGTATGTAATGCACACTATTACAAAATCCTGGGCTAGATTTACAGGTATCAATGCTTATTGTTGGGAAGTAGCAGGCAGCACAGGTATGTATTTTGGTGGAGATGGTTTTGTAGGCAAGTTTTACGACACAAATGCAGACGCAGGTAATAACATTGTTGCTACAGCGCAGCAAGCCTACTCTTATTTTGACTCACCAGGACAAACAAAACGCTTTACTCTAGTGCGCCCTATACTACAGACAGATAACGGCTTGCCAACTGTTTTATGCGGTATTAGCGTAGATTTTGACACTACTCCACTTACAAACCAAATAGCTTTTAATCCTGCTATTAATAATATTGGCTTATGGGATACAGCTAAATGGGATAATGCAAATTGGGGTGGTGGTTTAACTACTACAAAGATTTGGCAAGGTGTAACAGGATTAGGATTTAGCGGTTCAGTCAATATAAATGTGGCATCACAAGGTATTGAGTTTCATTGGGCATCAACTGACTATGTAATGGAAAGAGGTGGCGTCCTTTGAGGCAAGTTACTACTGAAAATCAGCAGTATATGGGTGATTGGCTTGTTAGAATGATGAATTATCCACTGCCAACAGAAACAGTATGTATAGGTCAAGAAATAGACGGCAATTTAGTAGCAGTAGTAGGTTATTGTAGTTTTTTGCCAAAAGCGTGCCAAATGCACATTGCGGCAGTAGATGAGGTAAATTGGATGAGTCGAGATTTGCTGTGGGCGGCTTTTGATTATCCCTTTAATAAATTAGGTGTAAATGTTATACTAGGGCAAGTTTGTGGCGATAATGAAAGCGCCTTAAAACTCAACCGACACCTTGGTTTTAAAGTGATAGCCGAAATCCCTGATGCTCACATGGATGGTGATTTAGTGATTATGGCTATGAGGCGTGAAGATTGTCGTTTTCTCGACATCAAATGCCCTTTAAGGACAGCAAGAGGAGAATGACATGGGTGGTGGTGGATTTTTAGGTTTAGGGCCTGCGCCAAGTGCGCCAGCAGCACCTGATTATAGAGGTGCAGCACAAGAAACTGCGGCAGGCAATTTAGACGCTGCTAGAGTGGCTACGGCTGCCAATCGTGTTAATCAAATTACTCCTTATGGCAATCTTGATTACTCTATTACAGGTCAAGACCCTTATGGCAATCCTACTTGGACTGCAAAAACATCACTATCTGATGTAGGTCAGCAACTTTTAAATAACCAAAATCAGGCTTCATTAGGCTTAGGCAGCACAATTAACTCTCAACTTGGCCAAGTGCAAAACACTATGGGCCAAGGCTTTAATCCTAATATTCCTAAAACTCAGACATCGCTTGATAATCAAGGTGGTATGCAAGGTTGGGATAAAGCAAATGCTTTGCTCATGCAGCGTTTACAACCACAAATGCAAATACAACAAGAAAATCTTGATGCTAAATTAGCAAATCAAGGTGTAGTGCCAGGCACAGAAGCATACAACAGAGCAAAAATGGGTCTTGGTATGCAGCAAAATGACTTGTTAAATCAATCACAATTAACTGGTTTACAAGCTGGTCAAACATTGTTTAATCAAGGTTTACAAGGCGCACAATTTGGCAATGCTGCACAGCAACAAGCATACAATCAAGCACTTACAAACTACAACTTGCCACTAAATACATTGAGCGCATTGCGCACAGGCGCACAAGTGCAAAACCCGTCTTTTGTAAATTCTGCACAACAAGCAACAACAGGTGGTCCAGACATATTAGGCGCTACTCAAATGGGCTATAACGCACAAATGGGTAATTTTAATGCACAGCAAGCAGCTCAACAAGGCATGAATAGTGGTTTAATGTCATTAGGCGGCACATTAGGCGCTGCTGCAATTATGTCTGATGAACGCACTAAAGAAAATATTGAGCTAGTAGGCGAAATAAATGGCTTGAATGTCTACGAGTTTGAATACAAAAACAAATACAAAGATGAAGCAGGTCATGGTCGCTTTATTGGTCACATGGCACAAGAAGTTGAAAAAGTTGCACCTATGGCTGTGGTCACACGCAAAGACGGCATTAAGATGATTGATTTTGAGGAATTATATGGCTAATCCTTATATTACTAATATAGACCCTTATGGTCAGCAAGACTTGTCAGGCTATGCGCCTACAATGCAAGACATTGCACAACAAAAATTAATGCAGCAGCTTGCTTTAGCGCAACAAAATTCACAAGTGCAAGAAGCTGGCCAACAGCATGGCAGCGGTATGTCAGGTTTAAGCCCATTAGCTATGGCTATGATGTTGCGTAAGAAAAAACCAGAAATGTTGGGCGGCAGAGAAACGCCTAATTGGTCAAACCCATACGCTAATTATGATAATGGCGCAAGCTCTGGCTCTTCAGGCATTGAATAAGGAATAATTATGGCAGCAGATGACCAATTTAATTTGATGCAAGCGATGAATATGTCGCCTGAAATGTTTGAGCAACAACAAGAATTAAACCGCAAACAACAAATGGCTAAGCTGTTGATGTCGCAAGGCACACAACAGCCACAAGGTCAAATGATAAGCGGGCGCTATGTGCCAACCTCATTCTTTCAAAATTTAGCACCTGTAGCTAATATGCTAACTGGCGCATATATGCAAAACAAAGGTGACGAGCAAGCTAAAGCATTAGCAGCAGAATTGCGTGGCACCCGTGCTTCAGAAATGGATGCAATTAATCAAGCTATTGCCAAGAAAGATTGGTCAGCAGCACAACAACTGATTAATGCTTCTACAACAGGGGCTGGCAAAGAAATGCTGCCTCGTTTACTTGAGCGTAATATTCCTGCTGTTGAAAAGCCACAAGTTGTTGGCAAAGGTGGTTCACTTGTTGGCCCTGATGGCAAAGTTATATTTCAAAGTCCTTATGGTGGCGCTGGCGAAGGTGAAGGCATGGGCGAAGGTCGCTTTACCAAAAAAGGCGATTACATTACACCAGGTGGTGTATTTATTGGGAAAACTGAAGTCGCAAAAGACAGAGAAATTATTAATGCTGCTAATGAATTGCGCCAAGGCTTGCAACAACTTAAACCTGCAGATATTAAAGCTACAGAAACAATTTTAGGTGATGTAACACAAAGCGGTGTTAAAAAATATTTAGCAAGTCAATTAGGCAATCCAGCATTAGCTGCGCAAGCTAAAGTTAATGCTTCTGCTGTTATGCAAACGCTTCAAAATTTGCCGCCTGGCCCTGCTTCTGATAAAGACATTATGCAAGCTAAAAGCTCATTTCCTGGCTATGGTAATGCTAAAGATTTGCAAGATTGGGTTGATGACACAACAGCAAGACTTGAGCGAAAAATTGCTTCTGCAAACTCTAAATATGGTAGCGAAAATTGGTATGGCGCACAAGGCATTAGTAGCAAAACTACACCGCCTCCTGCTGCTGGCAATCAACAAGACCAAGAAGCGCTTGCATGGGCTAATGCTAATCCAAGTGACCCTAGAGCCAAACAAATTAAGAAGCGTTTAGGAGTTCAATAATGGCATTTGACCCAGACAAATATTTAACTTCAGGCTCATTTAATCCTGACGCTTATTTAGGGCAAACAACGCCTAAAGATGATGGTTTATCTTGGGAAAATTTAAAGCAAGGTGTTTCTAATATTGCACCATCTTTGCTTATTAATGCAGCAAAGCCTTTTTATGGTTTAAATCAAGCAGCATGGCAAGCAGTAGGTAAAGTAGCGCCTCAGTATGCAAATATGGGTGACTATCCTGTAGAAATGTTAAATAAGCGTCAAGCTGCACTTAATGCAGAAGCTGGCCCTATTGTTTCTAAATTTACTACTGAACCTGCAGCTTTAATAGGTGAAAATTTAGCACCTTCAGCTATTGCAAACAAAGTTATGGCTGCTAAAAACTTTATTCCTAGCTTTAGCAATATGCTTACAACAAATACAGCGCTAGGCGCTGGCACAGCTTTTGCTAATCCAGAAAAAACTGGTTTAACACCTGACGAGTTTGCAAAAGAAAAAATTAAAAGCATGGGTATTGGCGCTGCATTGCCAGCAGTTTTAACTGGTACTGGTGCAGTAGCAACTGGCGCTATTAGCCCTGTAATTTCTTCTAGGGCGCAAAATCTTCTTAATCAAGGCGTTGATTTGACGCCAGGCCAAAAAATGGGTGGCGCATTAAAAAGATTAGAAGATAAGCTGACTAGCTATCCATGGGTTGGCGGCATGATTGAAAAAGGTCGCAGAGAAGGTATTGAAAGTTTTGACAAAGCTGCATTTAAGCGTGTATTAGAGCCAATTGGTGGTGTAGTGCCAAAACAATCTGGCCGTGAAGGCATGGAAATTGTCGAAAATCAAGTAAAACATACTTATAACGAGCTATTACCTAAATTAAATTTTAAAGCAACACCTGAATTTAATGCAAATATGAATCAGTTGCGTGATATGTCGCAAAATTTGCCTTATGATTTAGGTAAAACTTTTAACTATGATATAGACAACATTATTGCTAAAAGAATGAGCAAAAATGGCACTATTGACGGCACAGACTTCAAAAAAGTAGAAGAAGATTTATCTAAAATAGCTAAAAAATATTTAGCGCCTAATGCTACAGCAAGCGAAAACAGTCTAGGCGAAGCATATAAGCAAGCATTAGTAAATTTGCGCACAACATTGTCTGAAAACAATCCTCAGTATGCAAAAGAATTAAGGGATGTAAATAAAGCGTTTGCAAATTTAAGCGTAGTGCGTAAAGCAGCTTCTATGGCCAATACTCAAGATATGTTTACACCTGCGCAACTTGCAAATGCAGTAAAAGCAGCAGACACTTCAGCAGGCAAAAATCGCACAGCACAAGGTAAAGCATTAATGCAAGACTTAACTGATGCTGGAGTAGCAGTATTACCTAGCAAAGTGCCTGACTCAGGAACTGCCTCAAGATTAAATCTTGGCCCTACAGGTTTAGCCATAGGTGTTGGTGCTGCGCCTATATATTCTGCATTAAATGCTGCAATGTTTAAAAGGCCTGAATTTATGAATAAACTAGCAGACGCATTGCGTGGCACTTCACCTTATGTAACTGGCCCTGCTGTAAATAAAGCACTTGGAGAAAGAAATGAGTAGAAACGGTAGCGGTACCTATAGCCTACCGGCAGGGAATCCTGTCGTTACTGGCACCACAATTAGCACTACATGGGCTAATAATACGCTTACAGACTTAGCTACTGCAATGACAGGTAGCGTAGCAGCAGACGGCCAAACACCTATTACAGGCAGTTTAGCAATGGGTAATAACAAGCTGACAGGCTTAGGCGTTGGCACAACATCAGGCGACTCTGTTGAATATAGTCAATTTGTAGCAGCTACTACAAGCGCTGTAGCAATAACTGGTGGCACAATTAACGGCACTATTATTGGCGCAACAACACCTGCAGCAGGCAAATTTACTACTTTAGAAGCTACAGGTAATGTGTCTTTTACAAGCACAGGCTTTATGTTGGTTCCAAGCGGCACAACAGCACAAAGACCTGTTAGCCCTGCTAATGGCGAAATACGCTATAACACTACTACAGGCCAATTTGAAGGCTATGCAAGCGGTGTATGGGGAAGCATTGGTGGTGGGGCTACAGGCGGTGGTGGTGACCAAGTTTTTGTAGAAAATGGTGTTACAGTAACAACTTCTTACACATTAAGCACAAGTAAAAACGCTGAAAGTGTTGGCCCTATTACTATTAATTCTGGCGCAACTGTGACAATTCCAGCTACGCAAAGATGGGTAATCTTGTAAAATAGACGAAATTAAAGGAATCTTATTATGAGTTCAGTCGTAATTTCAGGCGATACAAGCGGTGCAATAACGCTATCTGCCCCAGCCGTATCAGGAACAAATACTGCAACACTTCCTGCCGCTACTGGAACAGTAATGGTTAGCGGTAATATGCCAGCGTTTAGTGCTTATAAATCAAGCAATCAAACAGGGATAACGCCTGCTACATATACAAAAATTACTTTTGATACTGAATTATTTGATACAAATAATAATTTTGCTTCAAGCCGTTTTACGCCAACTGTAGCTGGGTATTATCAAATAAACGCAGGATTGAATATTGCGGCTAGTGGGGATTCTTTGTGCGTTCTTTATAAGAACGGAACTGTTTATCAATGGGGTGGTTATATAGGCGGTGGTCAAGGGCTTGGAATTGGTATATCTAGCTTAGTTTATATGAACGGTAGCACCGACTATGTAGAAATTTATATATATACAGGAGGCACAAGTGTTTATGGAAACTCAGGATATTTCACTTGGTTTAACGGCTCTTTAGTAAGGTCTGCATAATGAACTTATACGAAAAAATCATGGCTCTATATCCTAGTCTTACACAACAAGATTTCTTGACTGTAATCACACTACAAAACGATTCAGATGGCAATGGCGATTACATTGCTAAATGGGAACACCCTACACTAGCTAAACCAACAGATGAGGAATTAGCATAATGGCATCTACAATTTCGGCTGGCACATCAGCAGGTACAGCAATAGCAATCGCTGGAGATACTAGCGGTGCTTTAGCCCTGCAAACAAATAATGGCACTACTGCGGTAACTATTACAACTGGTCAAAATGTTGGAATTGGCAATACAACTCCAACAGATTACAGGCTAGTAGTGGATGGCGAAGGTTCTACTGGTGGTTTTGCCCTTAAAAGAACAGGCACTTTAAGCGGTAGTGGTGCTTTGCGTTTAGTAGGTTCTAGTGGTGCTGAAGCATTAGCTTTTAGTGTAAATGGCACAGAACGGATGCGTATTACTTATGATGCTTCAATATTAATTGCTAAAACGGCTAGTTCATTTAGCACGGCAGGTTTTGAAGTTGCTGGTGATGGTTCTACTTACATTACAAAAACCCATGCTGATAGTGGTGGTGCTGAATTATATTTAAATCGTTTAAATGTAAACGGCCCTACAGTATATTTTTACAAAGATACATCAAATGTAGGCAATATTTCTGTTACTGGTTCTGCTACTGCATATAACACTTCTTCAGACTATCGTTTAAAAGAAGATATTGCACCAATGGTAGGTGCTTTAACCACTGTTTCTGCCCTTAAACCAGTTACTTATAAATGGAAACTTGATGGTTCTAATGGTCAAGGTTTTATTGCCCATGAACTAGCTGAAGTTGTACCTGATTGCGTTACTGGTGAAAAAGATGCGTTAGATTCTGAAGGTAACCCACAGTATCAAGGTGTTGATGTGTCATTCTTGGTAGCTACATTAACTGCTGCTATTCAAGAACTAAACGCTAAAGTAGAAGCACAAGCTACTACTATTGCAGAACTACAAGCAAAGGTAGGTTGATATGTCAATGATTATTGATGGGACTAATGGTCTTACATTTAACAACGCTACTACACAAGCTAGTGCTGGAGTAGTATTGCAAGTGGTTAGTGCTACTAAACTTAATTCATTTTCAACGTCTTCTACAAGTTTAGTGGATGTAACTGATTTAACTGTATCTATTACCCCTAAGTTTTCTACGAGTAAAATTCTAGTTTTAATGAATGTAAAAGGCACTAGCAGTAACGGAACGGCTGGTTCATCTGATAGCGGAGTAACTTTGGTTAGAGGAACTACCCCAATTGCGGTTGGTACAAGCGGTACAAATTCAAATTTTACAGGTCAATTATCAGGAAGAAATCTTAATAATTTAATTTCTTTTTCATCAACTATTTCATATCTTGACAGCCCAGCTACTACATCCGCAACTACATATAAAGTGCAAGCTAGAGCTGCTGCTGGAACAATTTATATAAATATAGATGAAGGTTCGTATAGTGGAAGCGCTTCATCAATTACAGTAATGGAGATTGCTCAATAATGGATGCTTTAAGAAAACTATACCCACAAGTTGTTACTACTAATGGTAATAAAGCCTATGACAAAGACGGCAATGAAGTAACTTATGACCTACAAGCGGTAACTGAACAAGCTGAAGCTGATGCACAAGCAGTCATTGATACAAAGGCTTCTGCACTAGCTAAACTAGCCGCATTAGGTTTAACCCAAGACGAAGTTAAAGCGTTGATAGGATAAATTATGAACTTTACATTTACCTGGATATTAGATAAGTTTGGCTTTCAACCTAAAATTGAAATTGAACCTATTAAAAAACCTGTTGCCAAAAAAGTAGCAAGAAAAACTGTTCCTAAAGCAACCACTCGCAAACCGAAAGCAAAGTGATATGTCTTTTGAAATTGACCCTGTGCGCTATGGACAGCTTTGGGAAAAAGTTGATTCAC